CCCAACGGGGGCGGTAGCTATGTCTACGGATTCAACTCGCGTGCGTCAGGTTTCAACGGCTCGCGCGCTCTGAAGTACACCGGTACGAACTTCAATCCAGTCGTCGCAGAGGGCGGTATCGTCTCAGGTGCACTGATAAAGCTTCCGTCTGGAGGGCAGACCGGCTTCGCCCCATTCCTGTACCTCAACGAGCAGGCCAACGATATCGCGGGTGAGGCGTACATGCTCGGGCTTCAGGACGACGATCCCGCGTTCATTGTGCTCCGCAAAGGCGTCCTCAATGAGGGCTTGCCGGCGGGGCTGATCAGCCAGAACGGGATCCTACGCAAGAGCTCCGAAGCCGTCGCCGCAGACACGTGGGTGCACCTCCGCCTCACGGTCGTTGTGCAGGGCACCGGTGACGTGCTGCTCACCGTTGAGCAAAACGACCTCACAGCCAACGCTGTGACCGCTCCCGTGTGGACCTCTGTTACCGGCATGGACAGCTTCACCGACGACGCACTTGGAATCAACACCGGTTCCCTCCCAATCACTGGAGGTCGTCAAGGCTTCGGTATGTACGCCAACGACATCAGCCGTCGAGGCGCAGTCGACCATGTAACCATCGAGCGACAGCTCCCGTAGATCATGTTCGGCGTCCTCCAAGCGCACAAGTCCTACCGCCAGCTCTGGCGGCGAAGTGCAACCCACAATCCAGCTCTCGGACGTGGTGCGGCTTCGCTCGTCTTGGGTTCGGATGCGCGGGACGAGGCAGCGACTGTTCAAGTTGGCGCGCTCATCGAGGTGTCGACCACCGGTGCAATCAACGACGCGTTGCAATACGGCGTGCGCGGCGTGGTGCGCTTGAATGCAAGCCCTCCGGAAGGCTACGCATGGCAGCTTGATATCGCGCTCGGCGCATACAGCCGTCAGCTCGTCTTCTCGGAGACAACGTACGGCTGGTCGAACATGCCGCTTGAGATCCTGCTCGACGACATCAACTTCAACACCGAGCCGGTGACCGGCGCGGGCGTGGTCACGATGTCCTTCGAGCTCCAATTCATCGTCGACCCTGACAACGCCGGCGCGGTGGGTGTTGACGTCGACGTCGTGCTGCCTTCGGTGTACATCGAGCAACTACTCATGCCAGAAGTTGTCTCAGAGGTCCTGTACATCGAAAACCGCGAACCTGCGCCTGGAGAGACGGCAGTTCCAGCCGACTTCCCCACCATCCAGTTCACCATCGCTGATGGCGATGGTGCTGGCGTAGACCTCGCCGCAACCGACGTCACCGTTGACGGCGTCACCGTCTACACAAGCTCGGCTTTCCAAGCGCCGTGGACTGGCACAATCGACATCGCTGACGGCCCGGGTGCGCGTGACGCGACTTTCGTGATGAACGTACCCGCTGCGAACCTCGCCTATGCCAGCGAGCAGCTCATTGAAGTCAATGTTCAATCCGAGATCACAGGTGGGGCGGAAACCGTCGACAGCACATGGGCATTTACTGTCGCTGACGTGATTGCGCCCGCCATCCAAACCGCTGCAATGCAGAACAAGCGCACGCTCAGGGTGGAGTTCACCGACGACCTCCAGCTCGACACCACCGCTACCGGCGCACTGAACCCAGACAACTACACCATCGTCAACGTATCGGCTCCCGCTGCACCGCTAGGCGTGAGCTCGGTTGTGGTCGTGCCCAGCTCAACGACGGCTGTCGACGTCACCTTCGATGCGGACGCGAGCATTGGTGCCGATTACACGCTGTACGCCAAGGACCTAGTGGACACGAGCGGCAACGTGATCTCCGTCAGTGGTTCGCACTTCCCGTTTACCGGGTACGTTCCACCGCGCCCCGCTGGTCGCCGGTTTGAGCTCCTAGACTTCGTCTCTGCTGAGAACCTCCGACAGGACGCAACCATCGAGCAGGGTGGCGACCCGCAGAACCCCGGCACCGGTGACCTGCGCAAGTTCATTTCCATCCTGCAAGATGTGGCGGACATCATGCTCTGCTCTATCGACGAGTGGACAAAGATCATCGACATTGATCTTGCACCCGAGCCGTTCTTAGACGCCATCCTTCAAGATCTTGGGAACCCGTTTGCGTCGTGCATCTCCGACCTTACGGAAAACGACAAACGACGACTCGCGCGCGTGTTGATTTCGATCTACAAGCAGAAGGGAACCGAGGCGGGTGTCATCAACGCCATCCGCTTCTTCCTCGGCATCGAAACGACGCTCGATATCATCAATTGCCGTACGTATTGGCAGCTCAGCGTCTCGCAGCTCGACTTGAACACCTACTTGGCCCCTCCAGTTGGATCGGCCCTCTGGTACTCTTTCTACGTTGTCTCTCCGATCGTACTCACTGACGAGCAACGGGAGCGGATGATCTGCATCGCGCAGTACATGAAGGGTGCACCAGAACACGTCCTTGGACTCATTGAACCGGGTGACCTCGTCACCCCGAGCCCGTATTGGGTCCTAAGCCAGTCCCTCCTCGGCGCCGACCCGGCGACCGACCCCAGCACGATCCTCGCGTAGGCTACTGCTTCGACAAAAAGGCAAACACTTGTCCGTTCTTCAAACCCATAGCCGCAGCAATCTTGCGTCCGCTCAAGCCGTCAGCCTTGAGCATCAAGATTTGCTCGCCTTGCGCTTGTGTGAGCGCGGCAGCGTTCTTGCGGCCGGGTTTGAGGCCTGTGGTCTCTTCCGCCCAGATTTCGCGCCGTTTTATCATCCCTACGAGGGCTTGGGTGACGCCATACTGCTTCGCGATGACGGTTTGGGCCCGCGTGTCTACGAAAACGGCACGAACCTGCGAAGCCGTGAGTTTGGCGTTCCCGTTTCGTTCGCCTTTTGGATCTGTTCCGTGATCTTTACGGTCGCGTTGATTCTCCAACGCGCTACCCCACGCAAGGTTTTCCAAACGGTTGTCATCCGGTACACCGTTCAAGTGGCGACACTGCTCGCCAGGTTTTGGTGGGCGGTCAAAGGCTGCGAGGACGAGACGGTGGATCCTCTTCAACGTCGGCTTACGCCCCCCGTAAAGACAAACGGACAAGTACCCGTCTACCGAACGTTGCGGCTTCAAAGTTTTGAGGGTGTCGATGCTACGTACTTCCCCCAAGGCGTTGACCTCGTAGTTGTGCCATCCGTCTATTTCTTTCCATCGCATGATATTGGTCATGCCACAGTTCGCGTTTAGACGCAAGGAACAAGCCTTTGAATCGCAAAGACTTTTACTTCGAACAGCTCGTCACCCAGGCCGACCTGGATGAGGCGTTCGACTACGCCGAGAACGCCGATCATTTCCTGCAGCAGGACAACGGGTACCTCGGCATCGCGACCGGTCTCGAGGTCACGGAAGAGGCTACGCCCGACCTGACCGTCGACGTGGCCTCCGGCAATGCATACGACCCCGATGGCCAACGCATTGCTGTCGCGGCGACGCAGAACCTTGACCTGTCGGTGGACTCCAATGCTGTGAGCACCACGGTTGCGGGCGGTGGCAACGAGAAGTGGATTTCCGTCTTCCTGGCGTTCGACCGCACGCTGTCCGACCCGCGTGTCGACGGTAACGGGACGCCGCTGGACTACGAGCGCTCGGAGTCGTTCCAGTTTATCGTTGATCAAGGAGCTGAGGCCTCTGCAGGTTCGGCCGCGGTCTACACCGCAGGAGACACCGAAAACTACACGCTAGCCAACGGTCAGACACTCCTGCTCGTCGTCGACAACACACCTGCGCAGACCATCACCTTCGTCACCGGTGACTTCGTCGACATTGGCAACGCCACTGCGGCTGAGGTTGCGCTTGTCATTCAGACCAACGGTGTCGGTGTCACGGCTGCCGACGTGGGTGGTGCAGTCGTCATCACGAGCTCGATGACCGGCCCCTCGGCGAGCGTGATCGTCACGGGCGGCACCGCGTACGCTCAGTTCTCCTGGCCAACTTCTGCGGCAGTTGGAGCAGGCGGGCCATCCCGACCCGCCCTTCGTGCGGACGCCGTCCTGCTGACGGACGTGCTGTTCCGCAACGGTGGTACGACCATCATCGACGCTCCAGACGACGGTACCGGTGAGCACGTCATCGACGCGTGGACCCGGCGTGAGTGGATCTTCGTCTACACGGGCGCGTCGTTCGACATCAAGGTCGGTACGATCACGGAATTTGCGACTGCGGTAGCGCAGGAGGTTACTAACCACATCAACGAGACCGGGAGCTCTCACCCCGCCTCGGCCATTATCTACGACCCGACTGCGCAGCCTATTCCCGTCACGTGGAGTGCTACAGACGCGGCTGGCACCGTCCAAGCAGCGATAGACGGCATCGTATCTGACCTTGGTCAAGTCGTAGGCACCACCGGTGCGCAACTCGTCGGCTTCGACAACACAGGTCCAGCACTTCCAAGTGCACCCAGTAACCTGCAGGCTGCCATTGAGTCACTGATGGGTGACGCTGGAACAGTGGTTATGGATGCCGGTACATACCAGTTCGATGGCGACATCGTTGTCAACTCTGGTGTGCTCGATATGAGCGCTGGTGAAATTCAAGACACGGGAATCATTATCTTCGACGCTGCGACGCGCATTCTGAGTGGATCAGCAACTCCTGAGGGAGCAGTTACTGCAACGCAGGGTTCCGTATTCATGCGGACTGACGGTGCCGCGGATGCGACTCTGTACGTCAAAACATCCGGCTCAGGGAACACAGGTTGGCAAGCCTGCGTCATTACCACCTAAGCAAGGATCATTATGAGCATCGACCGTTTGGAAGGCAAAATCGACACACTCTCAGGGGTGGTCTCCGAATTGGGGACAACCATGACTACGCTCAGCACCCGTTTGGAGGACTACCCGGAAGAGCAGAAGAAGATCGCCGACCATGAAGTACGTTTGACCGCACTCGAGGCACTCGAGGTTCGCAAGTACAGCGAGCGTCTGCAGAAGCTCGAGGGTGCAGTCTCCGGATTCAAGGGGTGCGCTCGTCGCTTGGTTCCTGTCGCAGATGCTGGCGAGTACGCCTCCGCCCGTGTAGGATCGCCGAATGGAACACAACATCACCAGCCTCCTACTGATGCTCGCAGAGGCGTTGGCGCCGTTCCTGGTTGCGCTTGCCTCCTGGGCTGCCTACCAGGGCGCTGCGTGGCTCAAGCTGCGCGTGAAGAATGACAAAGCACGTGACGGGATTGATCTTGCGCACCGTGCAGTCTCCGA